ACCGGTTAACGAACTATCGAGAGCGGTGACACTATCCTCTGCTTTATGCCAATGGCTGAAGCCGAGAGACTTAGTAGGGAACCGGAGGAACTTTCAAACGCTAGAGTTAAAGTCTTACCCATAGAAAAGTGCGAGGACAAGAGAGAAGACTCTCCCTTTTACAAGCCAGACCTAACCTCAAGTGAGAAGGACGGCGAAATGGTCTCAACTGGCATAACGCCAGACATTCCAACTAAAACAGAATAAGGAGTAATTTATGGCAAACGACCAAGGTAGAAATTATGGGGCATCACCCATAACTCAACCTGATTGTCCGCCCAAACTACTTTATTATCGAGTTGAAACCGCTTCCACCATCCAATACTTCCGTGGACAGTTCGCTGTCTTAAATTCAAACGGTAGAGTTGAAACTGTTGTCGCTGGTAATTCTAACGGCACTCTTTCTTGTGGTGTAATTTGGGACTTTCTCGATTTAAATCTAGCTGGGCTTCCAACAGGTATGGCGAGTTTAACACAAGGCGGGTTTCTTCCTGCTAGTACAGACGCTTTTGCTGGTGTTATTTATGACCCAGATCAGCTCTATGTTATGGAAGAAGGAACTGCTGGAACAGCTCTTGCATTAAACTCATTAGGTACTGGTGTTTCGTTTAGTTACATTGCAACAACTGGTAATACTACTACTGGATTTGCAAACTCCATTATTAGTACATCAGCTGCTGGTGTTACGACCCAGAATCTATTGCAGTTAATGAACATTTATAACATCACGAACAATGATGGAACCACGAATGCACCTGGCGCATCGTGTAAATGGGTAGTTAGAATTATGAGGCATCAGTTTAGAAATGCAGTTAATTCTACGCCTCAAGCATTAACAGCGTAAAGGAGAACTCACATGAATCGCTCAGATTTTAATAAGAGTGTGGTTCCTGGCTTGTTCGACTTTATGTCGTCTAGCTACAAACCCCGCTCAGAGGAAAAAGTTAGCTACCAACTTTTAACTGGTGGCGCACCAAGAGAATCAAGACGTGCTTATGAACAGTCAGCTTATTGGGGTGCACTCGGTCTTATCCCTGCAAAGCCTGAAGGTCAAGCAATCGCCTATGATAATCCGGTGCAAGGTCCCACGAAGACATGGACTCATAAGACTTATGGTCTTGGTGTCCGTATCACCGAGGAACTTATCGAAGACTGTCTCTATCCTGAAATTCCTTCAGAGATGAAGCAGCTTTCTGAGGAACTTGGTAAGTCCGCCCGTGAAACGATTGAAATACTAATTTGGGATTTAGTCAATAATGGTACTGGAACGACAACTCATACTGATGGATTAGGAAATGCCATTTTCTCTACAGGCAAGCAACTCTTGCGTGGTGGAACATGGTCTAACCTTCTATCACCTGCGTCTGATTTGTCAGCCACAGCGTTACAAACTTCTCTAGATACTTTTGAGAATACTCGTGATGACTCTGGTAAGATTCAGATTATTAAAGCGTCCAAGATTTTCGTGAATCCTGCGAACGCATGGAAAGCGAAAGAACTCTTGAACTCTGCATATGACCCTGAATCTGGCAACAATAGCGTAAACGCTATCAAAGAAAGAAATCTAACACTTATCAGTTCAGCGTACTTTACTGATACAGACGGTTTCCTTCTTTGGGCAGAACCGCCTCACTCTAATGCAGGATTCATTGCGTTTATGAGACGGCCTGTTAGTTTTGCGCAGGATGGGGATTTTAATACTGGAGACGCTTTATTCAAATCTACTTTCCGTTTTTCAACGGAAGTAAATAAACCGAATAATGTCTTCTACAGCGCTGGAGCTTAATTAAAACTGGTAGAACAAGTTAGCTAGAACTATACGGACGGTGGGGAGAAATCCTCACCGCCCGTTACCAAAAAAGGAGTAATAAAATGGGTGGACCTTCAAGATGGCCTTATGGGTCAGCATTAGGATTCGTAAATCAATTTAAATTTACCAATGGACCAGTTGGTTCTGGGACAGCTGGACTTTTTGTTTCAGGTGATACTACACCAGATGTAAGTATTGGGGACTTATTTATTGCCAATAACACATCAGCTACTGTTATCAGTTATTTTGACATCAATGATTACACCAATAGGGAAGCTGACTATTCTGGTAAGAAAATTACCGTTATGGTTGTTGACAATGGTTCCACAAGCTTCGCTAATGCAGGTCAGATGTATCTTACAGATACTGGAAGCGCAACTATTGGAACACAACCTGCGTTTTGGACATTTGTTCAATTAAACTCTGCCTGGTATCAACTGGAAGCTACTCAGATAAACAGACAATTAAACCGAAGCATTACTCTTGGTTCTGCGTCTTCAATTAATGTTGATGGCACTAAGTTTTTAACTGTTACAGGAACTGCAGCCACTAGTTATATCATATCTTTTTCAGGTGGTCAGGTAGGCCAGACCGTTATAGTAAACGCAGTTGGAACTGGCGGTGTTAACCACTATGTCACTGACAACGGCAACATTGCTATGGCTGGAACTGGAGATTATGCTTTAAATGTCTCTGGAACTTACCAATTTACTAAGATTGCAGCTAATAGATGGTCCATGTTGCATATTGGAACTCTTGGTATTGCGGACGTTTAATAGATTATGTCTGAACGCATCACTCGCAAGGGTGACAGATTCAGATGGTGGAATTCGGAGAGGTCTGGTTTTCAGTTTGGTTTCTCGCCATTAACCAGCCCTCCGAATTCCTATTACCGTGAGGATGGTAGACCTGTACGTGACAATGGGGTGCAGGTCTCTCCTGACGAGTATGACCAACCGCCTCCTTCTAATAAGCCATTAGGAGGACCTGAAATCGGTACTGGAGCACGTAACAACTCAGACCCGTCTGTAGATGCCAATGTTTACATCGTTCCAAATCTGCTTCCAGTTCAGTACATTCCTGCGTCTGGGACAGTAAGTTGGAATTATGACAACACACCAATTTATGTGACAGGCTCCTTGCAGTCTGTGACTTTAGGAAATAACCCTTTGACTATTGGACCAAACGGAACCTATATCTCAATTCAAGGTGTTGGTTCATCTGTAACCATTAACAGCGGAAACGGCATCACATTCGATTTTATTAACGCACCAAGTATCAGACTAGATTCAGGAAGTATCGCAACTTTAATTTCAAATGCCACGGACTCTACCTGGCATGTAACGTCATTTACTCAGGAGGGTATCTTGTAATGGCAAATAGAATAAATGGAAATGTAATCGTAATCGACTCTGCAATGGGAAATAGATTGGCTTTAACATCTGCCAATCTGTCTATACAAATGTCGAAGGTAATGGTCAATGCAATCGCAGTTTATCAAACAGACACAACTGGTTCTGTCGCTATCACAGGAGCCAACACTTTAAATGGAATTTTATTCCGCTCAGATTGGCTTGGGTTAACCGCTGATTCCATGGGCAAAGTATTTGTTAATAATCCATCTTGGTTTTCATTTGGTCAGGCACAACCATTTGAAGATATTAAATGTCCAGTAGTGACAGCAGGAACAGTTTTCTTATATTTTGTATGACGATATATCAGTTTAGGAGAACAGTAACGACAGCTGCGGGTGCTACAACTTCTACCTCGTTAAGAGTTTTAGGTGGAATTTGTAGACAGGTATTGATTGTCGCTAACACAAACACTACTGTTTTCTCTAGCTTCATAACTGATGAGTCTGGTCTTGAAGTTTCTCGCTACGGTTTACAAACAGCAGAGCTTAATGATATCACGGCATTTCCTATGGCTGGAACATACACAGTTAATATCACTAATGCCAGCCCTGATGATACATTCACAATTTACTTTGCGGTGGAAGAATGATTTTTAATAAATTATTCCAGAAATGGAAAAATGAATGGTGGATTAAAGAGTGTGCAAAAGTCGCAAGTGAATATGAAGATAGAAAAAAAGATTTAGAAGAAATATTGGATGAAGAATTACTACGAACAAAAGAAATGTTAGACCTTGAAATAGAAGTTATGCGTGTAGGACTTGAATCTAAGAAGAGAAAGTTAACTGTAGAACAGGAAGAAGTAGATTATCGACTTAAGAATTTAGAAGAAAGAAAAGCTGAGCTTGCTAGTGCTGATAATTATTTGAAAGGTCAGATTAAATTACTGGAAGCAAAGGCTTCTCCTTCCGCTGTGTGGGCTGAAGCTTTCGGGCAAGGGATGTCAAAGTCATGGGACTTAATGTTACCTTTTATGTTGGAAAACATTGATAAATTAAAAATGAAATTAAAAGAAGATGCCGCTATGGAAGCTATACAAAGGTTAAAAAATGCTCCAAACAAGAAGTAGTATAACGTTAGTCGCTGTTACTAATACAGTCAACGCTTCAGGCGTAATTATAACTAATTCTGGTGGTCTTTATGCCATGCAATCAGGGGCATGGAATGTTGGCATAACTAATACTCTTCCTGGCTGGCAGGTTAAACTAGATTCCACAAGCATAGTTAATTCCGCAGGATGGGTTGTTGGAGTAAGTAATACTGCAGGATGGTCTGTCGCAGTCGCAAACACTCTCCCAGGATGGCAGATAAAACTTGATTCAACGAGTATTGTTAACTCTGCTGGCTGGGTAGTTGCCATAAGCAATACTGCTGGATTATCTGTTAGCGTTGGTTCCGTTTCAATTGTAAACTCGGCAGGCTGGGTAGTAAATGTAGCTAACACTGGAGGAGCAATAAATATATTAAACTCTGGAGGTTTATATGCCATGCAGTCTGGAGTTTGGAGTGTTTCTTCCACAATTTTAAATAGCGCTGGATGGGTCGTATCGCAGGCAAATACAGCTGGTATGACTGTAAATGTTATAAATTCTGCAGGGTGGTCAGTAGCAGTTGCTAATACATTAGCTGGGTGGCAGGTAAAAATGGATTCAACTAGTATAGTCAATTCAGCTGGTTGGGTCATAGCCCAGAGTAATACTGCAGGAATGACAGCGTATGCCTTAGATTCAGCAGCCACAGGAACAGTAACTACTAATATTGCATCTACCATAGGCACAGTAGTTTTGGCAGGAGCCCAAGTAAAAAGAACAAACTTAGCAATATATAACGCCTCGACTCAGCCAATGTATATGAAACTTGGGTCAGGTGCCAAAGCCACAGACTTTACTTTAATGATGGTTGGAAGCGGATACTATGAACTTCCTCGTCCTGTCTACAATGGTCAGATAACGGGTGTGTGGGTTACAGCTAATGGTTTTGCAATGGTGAGCGAGAACACGTGATATGAGCCCATATTATCCTCCATCAGGAAGTGGTTCTGCTTCAAGCTCTGGACTAGCTGGTGTAGTTAATCATTACTTAACTACTTCTGATGACACTACGATATTAACTAATTCTTTAGTTATCCAGCCAGGTTCAAGCGCAACAGCGCATGTTACTGGGTCCAACTACTACATTAATGCTATTACAGGTGGAGGAGCAGCAACTACTTTACAGCCAACAGTTCCAGGTAATATTCCGATGTCTTCTGTAAGATTTGTAAATATTAGTACTACTGGATTAATTAGTAACAATTATGATTTATACACTGTGCCAGTTGGTAAAAGAGCACTAGTAATGGGATGTAGCGTTGGTAATAATTCTGTATCTAGTACGGCAAATATGTCTAGTTATGTTCAAGTTAAAACAAATAATCTTTATTATAGAATTAATCCACCCAATACATCTGCTTCAGGCTCGACGATTGCTTTTGACTCAATTAATTTTATTTCAGATGCAGGAGAAATAATTGGAGTTAATATTTCTTTAATTACAAGTCAAGCAACTGTGAATATGAGAATCATTGAATTTGATACTTCTATAAATCTTAGAACAGCTAAGAATTATTTATTAACTTCAGGAAACAATACTATATTTATTTCAACATTTTCTTCCACAGCAGTAAGTTTTAATAGTTCTACCCAGTTTGGTGGTGCAGCTCCTATATTTGAATATATGAATGGTACAAGCGGGAGCGATGTAACAAGATGGTTTTTAGTAGATAGTAATGCTGCTGTTACAGAAAAATATATGATTATAGCTAGTAACAGTGTTGCCTCTTTGGCTAAATCAAATAGAAATGCTCAAATTTCTATTACAAGTGGTCAGTCTCTTGTAATGTATTCTTCTACTTCTGCTCATTCACAAGTTGCCTGGTTTACTTATCAGGAGTTATAAATGTCATTTACAATTGGAAGATTAAGTAAAGTTGATTTAGGAAACTCTAAAATAAACTTCTATGAAGTTGCTATAGATACAATAGGTGGCTTGCTTAAAGATATGAAAAATCTTACTAACAAAGAAGCCGTAATCATGTTTGACATTGTCCGTCGTCTAATGCATAAAAATGAGAATCAAATTGAATTAGACAATGATGACATGGAATTTGTTAAAAAGTACATAGGCGACATAAAGTGAATGAGTGGAATGGAAAAGAAAGGCGGGCTATGAGCACTGAAGACCATGATGTGATGATAGAGATTCGGAACGATGTTAAACATCTTGTTAGCAACGTTGTGGGTCATGTAGAAGACGACAAAGCAGCTTTCAAGAAGATTAACGACTCTATTGCATGGCTTCAGAAGATTACGTACATAGGTATGGGCGGCATACTATTGATAAGATTTTTAATCAAATAGGAGGTTAACATGAGTGGTAATTTACTTTGGACTGGCTTAACACTAATTCAATGTTCTTTCATATTGACTAATGTGCCTCAAGTGCAAACAGTTGGTGCAGTGATAATGGTTCTCGGTTGTGTTTTGATGTGGTTCGGAAAATAGGAGGGCGTATGAAGCTGAATAACAAAGGTATATTCATGCCTGCCATAGCAGCTGGAATTATGATTGTTGGTTGGTTTATTTTAGTCCAGGCACAATAGGAGGTCACATGAATAACAAAGGGTTCGCACCTATAGCAGGGCTTATAGGTTTTGCAATCGTAGCAGGGTTCATCATCTGTCAGTTAAAAGGAGGTACTCCATGATTGGAAACATCATAAACTATGTTCAAGGAAATTGGGAATCAATTATCCAGATTTATCTTGCAGTTGTTGGTTTGGCTTCGGTTATCGTGAAGCTCACGCCGACATTATCCGATGACGATATTTTAAAAGGTGTTTTGAAATTCTTGGGTAAATATGTTGCCCTGAATCGCACGTCAAAAGGCTAGTCCAAGATTTAGAGAAGCTAGACAGAATTCTTGGAGCTTTAAAGTTTATATCTGGCATTAAGATTGAGACAGGAAACTTGACCACTCCTAGCGGAGAGCCGTACCGAGGATTCAAAATTTCGCTAGGAGGGATGTTAGACCCAGCAACGGTGGAAAGAACGTATCAGGATATAGAAAATATTATGCATAAGAACAAAGTAGAATATAAGACTCATGAGGAACATAAACCAGATGGCACATTTAAGAGTTACACAATTGAATCAAATTAAACGCCAATTAATTCTTCTGTGTATGAAGGAGATTGAAATTTGACTAACTCCATAAGCTTCTCCAATAACACTTTGAGGGATACCATTAGAGCAGAGTTCTCTTATCTCAAGAACTTCATTTTTAGTAAGTTTCGCATGGCTATGATTTTCACCATATTGCTGTCTGCCACGTCTAACCATATCATTGGAGTTGTCTTGAAGAGAACCAAGATAAAGATGCTTAGGATTAACACACGAAGGATTATCGCATTTATGAAGCACGCACATTTTTTTTGGTATATTTCCAAAGTGAAGTTGCCAAGAAAGCCTATGAGCTGCCATTTTGCTGGAGCTACTTCTTCTTCCATGCCCAATTCTTCCGTATCCCCATTTATTAGTGGAAGCAGTCCAAAGCCAACAGGTAGGAGTTTTTTTAGTATGCTTAAAAAACTTAATGTCCATAGGGATTACTTTTCTATTACGATGTTTAATCATAAAGATAATAATAACATAAAATCTTCTATGCGTCTACATATAGTTGAGACAGGATAAAAAATGTCCAAAAACATAACGGCTATACCCTTTACAGAACTAGTAGAACGTACCTCAGAAATAGCCCGTGAACGAGCTGATGTTGAGTATAAGATTCGTGGCTACGTTAACGATGTATATTTGCGTGAGATTGGGAGAAAGTGGGACTGGAACTTCCTATTGGTAGGCTCCACTCTGACGATGAGACAACGCTACAACACAGGCACAGTCTCAGCCAACACAGGTGGAACCACAGCCACATTCTCAAGTGACGTTACTTTGGATGCCACTTATACAGGGGCTCAGTTAAACATCATAGGCAATGACTATGTGTACGATGTGACTTACGTCAGTCCTACAAGTCTTTCAATTCAACCACCTTTATCTGGCAACGCTAACGTCACAAATTCATCTTATAACTTATTTTTTCCATTCTATGCTTTACCAACAGACTTTGACCGTTTTCCTAAGAATGGTGGATTTTCAAACTATTTAGGAAGTGTACAGAAAACTGTGCAAGAAACCCCATTTCAAGAATGGGGAGGCAATTATTCTGCTACCCCTTCAGATACCGTAGATAGACTTAGAATCATCGGAACTAACACCGCTGGAAACCAATTACTTGAAGTCAATCCTCCGCCTCTTAACGCCAAGAGCTATCTTAACAACTACTTCCTATCACTCTCTCCTATGCGTGAGACTACAGCAGGTTTAATAGGAAACATCACATCAGGTGGTACGAACATTGAGGGAGACACAAATTGCAGATTCTTGGAAGCTAATACAGGAGACTATTTACGCATAGACGCTTTGGGTCTAGGAAACGACTCTCTGTGGTATCGAATTATATCTATAGCAAATAACTCAGCCTTAACTTTACAAAGTGCTTTTGCAACCACAGCTATCACATCAGCTAGTTACACAATTTGCACAGCTCCTCAAATGCCAGTGAAGCTTCATGTCGGAATATTATACGGCTCGGTGTTACAGGCAGTCACGGACCAAGATGACCCTCTTTATTCACTATATAACACCAAATTGGCAGAAGTGCTTTCTGACTCTAAGAGACTTTATGTTTCAAGAGTTTACAATCAGGATATTCACAATTTGGGAGAAGAATATTTATATCGCTACTAGCTTATGATACGCAATAACCAACCAATATCTTCAACGGACTTCAACAAAGGTCTCGTCACTCGTGATGATATGCTCACAACTAATTTTGACCAATCCCCAAATTGTGAAGATATTAAATGGTATTTTGATGGTTCAGTAGGTAAACGTTATGGAACAAGCACGACTAATTCTACTGCTATAGTTCCAGTTGGTGTTGCTAATACGGCAGGATGGATTCTTGACACAAATAGTAGTCTTTCTATTAGTCTTCAAGCCTATTGGAAATTAGATGAAGCAAGTGGCATTAGAGGTGATTCTATAGGAAACCTCCCACTGACAAATCATGGAAATATTCAGTCTATTACTGGGCTAAGAAACCAAGCTGCTGATATAAATTTATCTGTTGCAAACTCAGGTCTTTACAGAGTTATGAATAGTTCTTTAAGTGTTGGTTCGGCAGATAACTTTTCCGTTCATTGTTACGTTTATATAAATAGTTTTGGGACTACTTTTCAAAATATTATTTATGATTCAGACAGTGATTCATCAATAAATTATAGACTAATGAAAAGTGAAAGCGGAGGAATTAACAAATTTGAATTTAGAGGACTAACAGGTACAGGTGGAAGTTTTATACTTACTGCTAATTCATTTGGGGCTATTAATACTTCAACATGGTATAGCATTATTGGATGGAGTTCTCACGGTGGTCATGTTGGAATCTCAGTTAATCTTTCAGTAGACACAATGCCTTCTGTTTTAAATATAGTTGGTGCTGGTAGCATGGGAACATTCAATGTTGGCATGTCTGGAACTGCTGGCGCTACAAGTTTCTTAAATGGACGAGTTGATGAGTTGGGATTTTGGAAAAAAGTTCTATCTGCAACAGAACGCTCAAATCTTTATGGCGGAGGAAGTGGCAATACTTATTTAAATGCTCAAGAAGCAGGAATAGGTTTTCCTTGGTATTCATTTGATTTTGGAGCTCAAAATTTACGATGGATAACAGTCTGTGCTGGCACTGGCATTATGGCTTCTTCCAACAGAGGTACGACTTGGGTAAATATAGCTACAAGTCGAACTTTAACTTATCAGTATCTCCAACGTTCCAAGAACGTCCTAATCGCCACATCAGATGCTTATGATGTTCCTCTTTACTGGGCAGGTTCTGCTGGAACATTTGCAATAGCTCTTCATGCTGGAACTGGAACTTTATTTAAATACTCAAATAACTATGGTGGATTCTTAATTGGACTAAACTCTTCTACTAGTAAATTAGGCTTCTATTATGTTGATGAGAATCTTCAACTCACAGACGCTTTCAGTTCTTTTAATATCCCATCTAGTTTAGATGATGAAATCACTGGTTCATTTATTCTAAACAAGTTTCTTTATGTCCATACTCGTTATTTTATGTATCTTGTCCAGTTTGTTGGTGGTAATCCTGACTGGTCATTTCTTAAAGTCAGAGATTATGGGTATGTAGCTCGTACAGTTAAAATCTCCTATCTTAAAGGTCAACAAGTAGCCATAGGTCTCGACTGGGATGGGAGAGTTCGAGTATTTGATGGTTCTGCCGACACTATTATCTCAGACTCAGTTGAGAATGATAACGGCTACTGTGACTTTGCTTTAAACAAGATTTCTCGTGTAGGTTCAGGACTTATCGTATCCTACGCCGAAGTAGACACCAACGAACAAGAATATCGTCTTGGACTTGCGGTAGGAGCTGAGTCAACTCAGACTACACATCATCTAGTTCTAAATACTCGTACCATGTCATTCTATCCATACTTTAATCAACCATACAACACAATGGTCATGGCTGAGTCTAACAACCAAAGAGTTCTCCTGGCATTTGACCGTTCTGGGTGGTGCCACATATTAAACTCAGGCAACTTGGACGCTGGCGTATCTCCTATTAATGAAGTATATGACTCTCCTCTGATATTTAGGAAGACTCCTACAATGGTGTCAAAGTCTCACGAAATAGACTTATTCTTTAAGAAAAACTCATGCGGAATTATCAACTATCAAGACCGAACTGAAATGAGTAATACATTCTCTAAGCAAAATCCGATGATAGAGCTTAAGAGCACGGAATCTAATATTCTTTTAAGACGTACAGAAGACGTACCTTCAGTTCAGAATGTTTATCAATTCAGATTGACAAGTTCTGGTAATCAAACGAATGCTGCGACTCCTTGGAAACTTGTGAGAGTAGACTATTTACAACAAGATTTAGGGCTTGGGAAAGGTGGTTCTAATTGAAGGTTCCGCCGTACCATTTTGAAGGTGATGACTTACAGTTAGAAAACTTTAGAAATTCTGTTACCACATTATTAAATTATGGAAAGTATCAGACACCTATTGTTACGGCTGGCACTCCAACTTGGAGAACAGCCCAACCTGGAGAACGAGTTATTTATCGTCCTGCAAGTGGAGGAATGTCAGAATTTGTATGGGTTCAAGCATCAGCATGGTTAGTTTTAATTAGCGCATCTACTTAAGGAGAATAAAATGGCTATTGAAAATGAATTAAATTATTTATTCCAACCATCAACTGATGTGCCAGTGTCTTCTGTCGGTACATTAATGCCACAAGCCGCTACTTCAGGTGCAAGTGGAGCATTATCAGCTTTGGGACCTGTTGGAGCAATCTACTCTGTTCTTAGTTTATTGAAAAGTTTTAATGATAAAGGAAGAGAAGAAAAAATGAATGAGGGACGGCAAAGAGACGCAGCTCTTGAAGCAGAAGCTAATAGAATGGCTCCATTAGAAAATTTAAGAACATCAGCTCAATCAAAGCTTCAAGAATTTTATGATAAAGCTTCTCAAGTAGGAGTTCCAATTCCTCCAGAGTTTGAGTATATAAAAGATGCTTTAAAGGAAGAGAATTTAACCCAACTTAGAACAGGTGCTTATTCTGCAAACATAACACAGCAAGATTTAGAAAAACTTAATAATTTTGATATAGATTCTTACATTGTTCAGAATATGAGAGATTCTGAATTAGCCGCATATGCTGCTGATGATTTTATGAAATATGAATCAAAACCAGGTAGCAGAGGATATTTATCTCCAGAATTATTGCAAAGAATTCATAACAGAGCTATTGGGCAACCTGATTTAACTAGTATGAACCAACAACAAATTCAGTCTATAGCTCAGCCAGCAACTACTGGTGCAGCAAGTCCTTCTTTATACGGAGCTAACCCTCCAGCTGGAGCAGTTGCAGGAGCCAATACAACTACACAACCACTTCAAGGTTCATTTCAAGGAGGTCAAGCCCAGGCAGCTCCTCAGCAAAACTTCCTACAGAGATTAATGGCTGCGTTTCAAGGTCCAGGCAATAACAATATGTTAGCCCAAGTAGGTCAAGGTGCAGGGATTGGCGCAGGTAACAGCATGGGCTTAAATCCTGCATTAGGGGCTACTGTAGGCGCAGGACTAGGTCAGATAGGGTCAGCCTTTGGGAATCTATTCGGCGGCTCTCAAACAGGCACTCAGACTGGGCAACAATCAGGTCAGCAACAGCCAGGCCAGCCTCCACAACAGCCAGGAGGTTTTAGTAATCAGAATTACTTTAACGGAATGCCAAGTGGCGTAAATACAGGAGACGCTCAACAAAGCAATCCTCTAAATGACTTATTTGCGGCTTTTGGTATCCAGAATCCAGCACAAGCAGGTTTAGGTGCAGGAATCCTAGGGCTTGGGAGTGCGCTAGAGAAAGACGTAACTTTACCTGACTTCTGGTCTGACAGAGGCGTTCAGGACTTAGCTAACTGGGGAAACACAGCCGACCATCCAATGGACGCTAATGTAGAAGCTGCTATCCAAAGAAGTATGGACATCCAAAATGAACAGCAACTCCGAAACTTAAGAGATGTCTACAAGAACGCTCGTCCAGGTGGAGATTATCTTAACGACTCAGCTTATCAACGTGATTTGGCTAATTTGCAGCGTTCTATGGCTCTTAATACTGCAGATGCCAAAGCTGGGTCTCAGCTTCAATCCAACGCCCAACAAATAGGAGTTAAGACCGATTTGGCGGCAGGAAGTGTCGGACAAGGACGAGCACAAGCTTTACTTGATACTCAGAAACAGACGAATCAGAACAAGTTATTCGGAGACTTAGGCTCGGCATTCATTCAAGGTAGCTTACAGAAGCCAGCAACAACTAATGTTCAAACTAATTTCTAGGAGGATTTATGGCAGGATTCAGTTCAGGTGACCCAATAGAATACGGTAAAGAACTAGCAGATAGAACTAAGTCTCCACTTGATATTGCTGGTGGGAATTTGATGGATTCGTTTAAGAAAAAACAAGATACTGATTATGAGTTAAATAAACTCCAAGGATTAGAAGTATTTAAAAGAAATCTTCCTCCTACTCCATTAGAGCAATCTCAAATTGAAGAAAATCAAGCATCTGCTTTTAAGGCTAGAAACCCTAATGAGATGAGTGCTTCTCGTCTTAATCAGAAAGACAAAAGAACTACAGAACTGTTTCAACAAATGGAAAGAAACAAGACTAGAAAAGCAGCTATTCAAAGAGCCAAAACAGCACTTCCTACTATCCCAACTGGTATTGGTGGTCAAATAACTATGAAAGCTAAAAGTTCTTTTGGAAGCAAAGACCCAATGCTTAAAGAGTGGCAAAATCTTAAATCCCTATTAACAGACTCAACTCTTTTACAAACAGCAAATACTAAGGGGGCTATTTCTGACCAAGAAATGGCTCTGTTTAGAGAAGCCGCTGCTAATGATAAGGTAAGCAATGAACCAATGATGCAAGAGGCGTTAGACCACCTTTATAAATATATAGACACAGAAGAACAAGCTTTGGTTAATTCATATAGGCATAACTATGGTGAAGACCCAATGCAGTGGGAGGAGATGTCTAGTCCTTTGATGCAAGGGATACAAAATATTAATCAACAACAAGAAGTAGACCCTAACGACCCTGGAGGATTATTTTCATGAGCAAACCAAGGGACGCAGCTACAGCAGCAGCTTCATGGAGGGCTAAGTATCCTGGGGCTTATGATAAGTTTTCAGACTCAGAAATTGTCGCAGCTTTGCAAAAGAAATATCCTGGTGCTTATAATGACATAGTAGCAAAAGAAGAAGTGGTTCCTGCTGAGAATGTGTTACAAAGAGCTGCTAAAGTTATAACAAGCGCAACTGGAATAGGGCAACAACCAGACCCAAATCATCCTTTTATGAGTGGTATTAAATCTACCATGCAAGGACTTAAACAAGCTCCAAGCATGGGTGGGTACATGGGTGCTCATGAAGTTAAGTCAGATATGATTAATGAGAATGTTGAAAACCCAGTGGCTGCATTTGCACTTGACGCTGTTTCTGACCCTGAATCATGGATGGGAGGAGGGGCACTAGCCAAAAAAACTGGAGAAGCTGTTCAGTCTGGTGCTAAAAAAACTGGTGCATTTATGAAATCTATAGAAAAACTAAAAGGCATGAGCAAGGGAGACACTTCTATTCCTGAGAAAGCTCGTGCGGGTTTATTTCAAAATAGAGCTAAATTAGTCACTGATTTTGAGAATGATTTATCTAAACTTCCAGAAGCTTCTCATGATATATCTGAAAATGTAAAACGAATTGGTACACTTGCCGAATTTAACCCTGCTTTGAAGGCTCAGATTGATAAAAGTCCAATGATGCAGAGGCTTATAAAAACACCAGAAATTGCTAAAGATTTAACAACCAAACAGTTTCAGGATATTAGAAATGAATTCGGAAAAGGTGTTAATTATTCATCTGGTAAAGCAGATTCTACAGTTAGAGATGTTCTTGATGAATTAAGATTCAAGCAGGCAGAACCATTTCCAGAAGCAATGCAAGCTTTGAGAGATAAGTATGGAAAAGGTATAGAAGCCTTTAAAACTGTTCGTGGTAAGTTCTCAAAGAATGCTTTAACTGATAATATTCGTAGCAGGTTTAAAAACAACCCAGAGATTTTAAAAGATGTTAAAACAGCTCTCCCAGAAGAAGTGTTTAATGAAATAGATACTTTAGGAAAGCATGAAAGAATAAAAAATACTGGGCTTGCTGTTGGAAAAGGATTAGGATTATCTGGGGTAGGTCTTGGTGCAGCTAAATGGTTATTTGGTAATAAGGAATAACTAATCTGTTTTTAAATAGATTGCTATTCCCAACCCAATAGCTCCAATAAGAAATAGAAAGAAAGTAACCATTTTTATTTTCCTCTTGACAAGCTCATCTAAAAATAGTATAAATTAGTTCCATGCTTATGTCAATCATTTCTCGCATGGAAGTCATAAGCCCATATTATCCCTACTTACTAATCTTAATCACTCTTTTCTTAACCTACTCATACGTTATAATCCGTGGGGGCTTCGTTTCAGATGACCTCCAAGGCATCGAGCAGTACGATGGTACGCTCATGTACCCATCCGATGATGGTAAAGTCGATGAAAAAGGCCAGCCAGTTAAAGTTCGTAAAATCTGCTACGGCACCCTATCAAAGTGGGTACGCTACCATCTCTGCGGAGGGCACTTTCCATCCCGTCACTACTACAAGAACCCAGATGGTACTAACCGAGAGCCTATCCCATGTGGTAAGGTTCCATCAAGACACCACGCCTTAAGTGTCATTGCCCAGTCAGTAGCCTGCATCCTCTTATACCAATTCCTAATAGGCGTCACAACTCCTAAAATAGCTTTATTAACGGTACTTTTGTTCATAGTCCACCCAACTTGCCTACAAGCCGTTGCGTGGCCTTCTGCCATAGGTTATATTTTAAGCCTCATCTGCATCTGTGGCTCTCTCCTAATCAGCCGCTGGACGATGCAAACCCTAGACTTAACTCACATAATTCTAGGACTCGGCGGCCTCGCCTTTTTCCAGGTTTGGGGAGTGTATGCCCAGGGAATCCCGTTAGCGACTTGTGCCATCATGCTGTTACTAGGTCAATGGCAACTGGCAATCTTCTCAGGCTTAATCTCAGGAGCCATTACCTTCTACAACCTCTACGGCTACGTCAAGCACCGCAAGGAAGAGTTCAAGAAGCAGGCTATGGAAGAGTCCACAAGCTTCACACCCAGAAAGTTTGTCGTAGCGTTAAAGACAATAGCCTACTACTTCTATCTAGCTGTATGGCCTGCACGTTTAGGTCTCTATCATACATGGGGCTTCCACTATGAGAAAGGAATCGAGAGATGGGACTGGAGAGCATTGACTGGGTTCTTATTACTGCTATTGTCATTGTTGGGTTTGTACTATGGGACTAATGAAGTCCGCATCGGGATTTTATGGTTCTACGCCTTCATCTTCCTATTCCTAAACTGGATTACCGCCCAACAGTGGGTCACAGAACGCTACCTGTACATCCCAGTCATAGGCTTGTGTCTAATATTCTCAACGTATGCGACACTACCAATTTACTGTCTAATATTTGGGGCTATGTGGGCTAGAACGCTGTGTCATGTGGCGACCTATGACAACGAGTTAAGATTTTACCTCTCTAACACTTGGAACTTTCCTAAGTCGGAAGTTGCTCACGGAAATCTTGGTGTCGCCTACACTTCAATTGGACTTCAAGGAGCTTCTCACGACGCATGGGTAATGGCTGGTGCAATCAATAAAGACTATGACGTACCTTTCTATAACATTTTCTCCGCCACAAAGTCCAAGGGTATGATGATGATTCAAAACGGTCAGTATGAGCAGGGGCTCCAAACTTTAATCTCATCTATCCCAATGATAGAGAAAGTTATCTCCTGCAAAGTCATCCACTTTAAGCAGATTTGGACCAAAGAATGTGAGGATTTGAAAGCTACCGTATCAAATCCAATTGGTTTGTTTATGAACGAAATGAACCGTCTTGAGAACGTTAAGACTATGCTTTCGATGGAAATGTCCAAGGCACAAGACGACAAACGCCGCCAAGAGGTTCTCTCCTCGGTAAGAGACAACGATATCCAAATACAGAATCTTAGAAACTTTCTCCAATCTCGTGGAATAACTTTAGAATTTAATCCTGAAAAAGCTTTCTTAAGTAAGTTAACTCAACCTAGGAGATAGTATGACGACACCGATACAGCAAAATCCTCAAGTAACAATTCAGCAGCTTTACATGGAATATGGAGAAATTTGTGCCCAGTTAAAGATTGCCCAGCTTAAGTATATTGAATGTGAGAAGAAGTTATTCCCGATGTTGGGTCTCACGGTAACTCAGCAACCTCCAATGCAATGAACGTCCTAGTTACCGGAAGTTCAGGGTTTATTGCGTCTAAGGTCGTATCTCGTCTTAGAGTCCTTGGACATTCGGTAATTACCTACGACATTGTAGACAAGCAGAACATCTTAGACTTAGACCAGTTAGAAGACGCTGTCAGGAAGGTTGATGTTGTCTATCATATCGCAGCACAAGCAGACTTAACTCAAATGTCTAAGGACGTGGACAGCGGTAGGCGAGGCGTAATTTTAAACGTTACTGGAACCCACAACGTAGCGTACCTCTGTGCCAAGTATGGTAAGTGGATGATTTATGCCTCCACCGTATGCGTATACGGAAATCAAGACTCTATCATTGAATCTGAGGACAGAACTCTTCCTAACCCGTCAGAACTTTACGCCTGTTCTAAGTACGCTGGTGAGTGGTTAGTTAAAGGCTACGGATTTAACTATGGTATGCCTTGGACTATACTTCGCTTTGCCACCATCTACGGGGAAGGAATGAGAGAAGCTTTAGGGATGCACATATTCTTCCGTCAAGCTATGAAAGGTGAGCCTATTACCGTACATGGTGAAGGTGACCAGATTCGCACACTTACCTACATCTACGACCTAGTCGATGGAATAGTCGCTTGCTTAGACCATCCTAAATGCCATGGTGAAGTAATCAACCTCTCTTCATGGGAAGGAATTTCAGCGTTAAAGATGGCTGAGGACATTAAGAAATTAACTGAATCTAATTCCGAAATAGTGTTCATACCTCAACGTGCCAACCAAACGATGCATGAGAACTTTGACGTATCCAAAGCTCGCAGATGTTTAAACTGGGAAGCCAAAACTTCATGGGAAGACGGACTAAAACTTACTTACAACTGGATAAATGAAACTACTAAAGATAGAATTTCAGCACAAGGATAAGAGACGTACTTTAACACAGCTTCTAACAGCGGATATTAAGCAAGTTAACGTCTATGAAGCGCATCACGGGGAAGAACTTGGTAACCACTTTCACAAAGAAACGATTGAATACTTTTACATCTTGAGTGGCTCTATGAAATATAACAACAAGCAAATCTTAAAGAAAGGTGATATCTTCCACCCTGAACTTGGAGAGCGTCACACAGTTAAAGTATTATCGGATAAGGCAACATTCATGACGTTTTTAACCAAACCATACGACAAGGAGACACCTGATATTTATGTCTAAGAGAGCTTTAATCACCGGCCTAACAGGAATGGATGGTTCCCACTTAGCAGACCTTCTTTTGGAGAAAGGATATGAAGTTTTTGGATTAGTACGCCGTTCTGCCTCTCCAAACTACTGGCGTATTAACCATATCCTAGACAAGCTACACCTAATCAATGGAGACCTTACAGACCAGGCTAGTCTTGATAGAGCAGTTAAAGAATCAGCTCCAGACGAAATATATAATTTAGGAGCTCAGAGCTTCGTAAAGTATTCGTTTGAGTCTCCACTATCCACAGTAGACATTGACGGCGTTGGAGTCCTAAAACTACTTGAAAGCTATCGTCACTATGCGCCCAAAGCTAGATTTTATCAGGCATCCACCTCTGAAATGTACGGCAAGATTCAAGAAACACCACAAAAAGAAACCACTCGATTCTACCCACGTTCTCCGTACGGCTGTGCCAAAGTAATGGCTCATCACCTATGTACGAATTATCGGGAAGCCTACCAACTCCACATCTCATGCGGAATACTTTTTAACCACGAGAGTCCTCGTAGAGGAGAAGAATTTGTCACCAGAAAAATTACAAAAGGCATTGCTGAGTATAAGAAAACAGGCAAAAAGTTATCTCTTGGCAACCTCAATGCTTCGAGAGATTGGGGACACTCCAGGGATTATATGGATGGTGCGTGGAGAATGCTCCAGCAAGAATCTGGAGGAGATTATGTCCTCGCCACTGGTGAGACTCACACCGTTAAAGAGTGGCTCGAAGAAACATGCCGAGTTGCAGATGTGGATTTCTGGGATTGCTATACCCAAAGTCCGACAATGGAACGACAATCGGAAGTCGACTACCTCAAAGGCGATTACTCTAAAGCCAAGAAAGTATTAGGATGGGAACCGAAGGTTAGATTCACTGAACTCGTTAAGGAGATGTACCTAGCTGATGAAGCTCTCATTAGTAATTCCCGCTAAAGACAAAAATGACCCAAAACTGGCTGAATTACTCAAGTCGATTGAGTCGCAAGACTTTGATAAAACGCAGATGGAAACTCTTATCATCACGCAAGGGACTTCTGAATCTGCTAAAGCAATTGGAATCAGAAAAGCCAAAGGCGAAGTGATTGGGATATTGGCGAGTGATAATGAGTTGGTATCAAAAAGCTTCTTAACTGAATCCCTTAGAAATTTCCCAGTGGTTGATGCTTCGTACCCAATTTATTATTATTACTGTGCAAATGATGATTGTTTAAATAGATACTTTGCTTTAATCGGAGGTAATGACCCACTAGCCTATTACATGGGTAAAAATGATAAATTCTCATACATACAAGATGCTCCAAAGAAATGGCACAGATATTTCGGTAACCAAAAGACTATCGGAGACAATGGTTTTTTTATTAAAAAAGAGTTGATAGAAGCTACTGATTTGGATAATTATTACCATATTGATAATGCTATTGAAGCTACGCCTCCAAGTACCACAATTAACCAACTAGAAATGTCTATTTGGCACAAAACAGGCGGCAACCTATTCAATTTCCTAAAGAAACGCTATCGTTATGGCTTACAGCACGCATTCAACTCAAACCGCCGTTGGCACTTAGTAGACTTCCGTGAAAGGGGTGATGTCCTACGTCTAATCTGGTTCATACTCGCTTCGGTTACTTTTATACACCCATTAATCCTGGCTATTCGAGGCTACTGCAAGATAAGAGATATCGCATGGTTCGTTCACCCGATAATGTGTTTCTTGACAGTGGTTACTTACGGGATACTCGTGTGTCACCTCGCACTCAGACGGTTGTATCAATTGTTATTTGTTCCTACGGTAGAAGTGAGAGCTTAAATGATACCCTCGAATCGCTTGGTAAACAAACTTTCAGAAACTTTGAAGTTATCCTCATCACAGAAAAAGGAAACCTGTCAGAACTCAGAGACCGTGGACTTAGAGCTGCAGCAGGAGATATCGTCTCATTTATCGATGATGACGTTTATTGCCAACCAACTTGGCTTCAATTTGTCGTGGAAGCTTTCAAGAAAGAGGGCGTTGTAGGTGTCTCAGGACCAACCGAAATCACGGAGGAATTCCAAAAAAATAGAGATTGTCTCAAATTTAAAGGAATCAAAAAGCTTCAAGACTGGCTATTTGACGTTGACAACCGCCCAGGACACCTCTCAAGCTGCGGTGCGCCCTCCTTCAGAAGTAACTTTCAATGTGACTATGAAGGAGAAGTTCAATACCTTGAATGCTGCAATTTCTCAGTCAGAAAAGAGAAAGCCATAGAGTGTGGAGGATTCGATGCTAGTTATACTGGAACGGGAGAGTGGAGCGAAGTTGATTTACACCTATCCTTGTCTAAGCTCGGAAGGCTCTACTTTTCGCCCAGAGCAAAGCTATTCCATCGACCTTCAAAGAAAGGGATATATAGTGCAAGAATTAATACAGCTCATCGGTGGCGCAACTTTGTGCGTTTTCAAGAAAAGTGGATTAAGCCGAGTTTAAAACGACACTTATACTGGGGGTTTATTTGGCTCTACATGAAGATGAAAGATTGGCGAATGATTTAACCAAGACTGGGGTCTACTGCCCTAGTGAGACTTGTACTGGGTTAAAGCATGAAATGGAACGAGTCTCAAGCGAACTAAGATTTACCTGTCATTGGTGCGGAGGAGTAGTTGAATATGACGAAAAAGGCAACATTACCGAAAGTTGGTTTGAAGGTTTTAAGTAAGAACTCTCCATACAAGCTTCAAATGCTTGGGCAGAAGGTTCTTATGGAAGAGGAGCCGATGGAGCTTACACCTGACGCTAAGTCTGGTTTAACTCAGGATGTAATGGATATGGTGTCTTCTGGAAAGTTAATTCTCCCAGACGAAGGTAAATTTATGATTTCAAAATATCCATTCAGGGGAACCGTGCTGTCTGTTGGCAAAGGATGTAAAGAGGTAAAAGTCGGTGACAGAATTCACTTTGCACCTTTAGGTGTACACAGATTTGAGTTTTTCGGTAAGCAATATCTAATCGCTCATGAGGATGATGTACACGGTTTCTATGATAGACGTTAAGCCATTCGGAGCCATAGCAGAATACGTCATTAAACCTCTCTTAGACGACATGAGAGAAACAATGAACATGATGGAAGAGCATAAACTTCCAGCTAGAGATTTAATCAGTATGGCGTGGAAACTGTTCATATTCGACAAGGTAATAACCTTAATACAAACAGTGATAGTCACAGGAGCTATATGCTGGACACTTTACTACTACCTCTTACACTCCCAGAACGTAGTCAGATAATTAAGCATGAGGGACTGGGTAATTATGCCATTTCCAAGTATTATCAGTTTCCTTATAGCTTCTTCTACCAATACAAACTCCGAATGATACTGAGTATGATGAAAGGCGAGAAGTGCGGTAAGATTCTAGACTACGGGGCTGGACCTGGAATATTCACTCCCGAACTCAGGAAGTGGGGTAAGGTCGTGTCAGTTGACATCTCGGACCAAATTAATCCACTTTGGAAGTTTGACCTAATCATCTGCTCCAGCGTACTAGAATTCACCTACTTAGACCACACACTAAGACTTCTCAAGTCACTTCTCAACAAAGATGGAAAGTTGATTGTCGCCTCTCCAATTAAATCCAAACTATCCAACTTTTACTTCAGCTCTATTAACGACAAGAAAGTCCGTCATTCGCACCTAGAGATTCAATCCGCCGTGTCCAAGCAGTTTAAAATTGAAAGGTATGAAGAATGGTTAAGTCTATACTTCGTTCTCAAAGCACGTCAGAGCTAGACGGGCTTTCAGTAGTAATTCCTTGCTACAAGGAAGACAACACTATAGTCACAAACCTATCTACCACTCTCATGTCCCATGGAGCCGAAGTAATAGTAGTAGATGATGGTGGCTTTATGGATTTGCCAATAACCATAAGCACTCTCAGACACCAACCAAACATGGGATATGGATACTCTCTTAAGAAAGGTATAAGAGCAGCCACTAATGACATTGTTTGCACCTGTGACGGCGATTTTCAACACCGTCCTGAAGACGTAGTAAAACTCTACAAAACTTACAAGATGATAGATGACTGTAAGATGGTAGTAGGTTCTCGCTGGAATCTTAAAGAGCCTCATATCCGTTGGTTTGCAAGGAAATGTCTTAACTTTCTAGGAAGTTGTATCGCAGGACACTATCTGGTTGATTTGAATAGCGGAATGAGAGTGTTTAATCGTGATATTGCTTTGGGGTATGAGCCAATCCTTTGTGACACGTTCTCATTCACTACTAGTCTTTCAATGAGTATGGTTACTGACAAACACAAAATTGCTTACTTTCCAATTACTGTACAACCACGTCTTTACGGGAAATCGAGAGTTAAGTTGTTTCAAGATGGATTGGTAACGGTTTATTATATCGTTTGGGTCGGCATGGCTCTTAGAACAAGAGGAATTAGGAAATGGCTAAGAAGCTTGTTTGGACGGTAGATGTCGAGTTTGACTGGGGAGGGCGTAATAATGGCACAGACGGTCTTGACAAAGGAATGCCACTCATTTATAAGGCACTTAGAAAAAACGATGTCAAAGGACTCTTCTTTATCTCTACAGAAATTCTTGAAGAACGGCCTGGGGTGGTCCAGGACATCCTCAATGAGGGACACGAAATCGCCTGTCACGGTCACTTTCACCATTGTTTCAAGGAGCCTTGGAGACAGAATCAGAATATGAAGATTTCTAAGACAATACTGGAGAATTACTCAAGCCAAGCTCACTTTGACTTCAGGGCTCCGAAGTTCTCCTACATCTTCAATGGACAGCCATACTCCGACCCAGAAAATCACGTGAGTGTGCTAAAGCACATGTGGACTGGACAGAAGATAACCAAGGACTCAGTTTTCTATTTACATCCGTTCGATATTGTGGGTGGGAAAGATGCCCCAACCCTCTTCTGTAAACTGTGGTATTCTAAACCTAGGAAAGCCTATGAAACTTTTCTTAATTTGCTTAAGCGTTATCCTGGTGATATACGCTTACATAAAGATACAGATTAAACTTGAAAAAGTAGTCTCAACTTACGTTAAGAATCTTTGGAGACATTGATGAAAATATGCCTCGTGAATCCACCTAATTTTTTTGAATTAGTTGGAAATGACCCTGTGATTATTAAGGACCAACAAGGTGTTTATCCTCCTCTTGGTCTGCTATACACCTCAGCCTACATAAATAAAAAAGGTGACCATCACGTTGATGTAATCGACTGTCAGGCTAAAGAAATCACTCATGCTGAAGCTGCTGAGAGAGTTGAAAAACTAGCTCCTGATTTAATCGGTATAACAGCTATGACGTTTACTCTAGTAGATTGCAAACTTATAATTCAGGAAATCCGTAAGAGACTTCCTAACACTCCAATAGTCGTAGGTGGCCCTCACACCGCTATTTACCCAGAAGAATGCTTCAATAAGAATGGTTTAGGAGCTGACTACGTCATCGTAGGGGAGGGAGAAATCACTCTTAACGAACTAGCCACAGACCTAGAAATGGGTAAGCCTAAGAATCGTATCTATCGTCAAGTAAATTTCATCCAGCACTTAGATGAACTTCCTTTTGCGGATTATGATGCTGTGGATATACACGACTATTATTCGGTTCTCGCTGAAGAAACTCCTTCAGTCACGATGTTTAGTTGCCATGATGACCAGACAGAAGTGCTTACTAAAGACGGATTTAAGCTATTCAAGGATTTAGACCAAAAAGACCAACTAGCTTCTTATCATGTCAAATCAGGAATTGTGCAGTATAAGCCAGTAAAAGGAGTTACTAAGGATTGGTACGAAGGTGAGATGATTCATATTAAATCATCCACATCTGACATTATGGTTACTCCAAACCACAGAATGATGGTTCAAAAATCTAATTATAAGAACCAGTATGGTGATTTCTATTTTGAAACTGCTGAAGAGATGTACGGACAAGAACGCAGAAGATTAACTCGTTTTGGAGAGTGGATAGGCGAAGAACCTGCCGACACTAAGATTTGTTTTGTAGCCGGAAAACAGCAGGAAACACTTGAGATAGATTTAGGTGATTTTATGGAGTTTCTTGGCTACTATCTTTCTGAAGGAAATGCATGGTTTATAAGAAACAATACAAATAAACCTATGTATAGAGTCAAAATAACTCAAAGCCTAGTGGCAAATCCTGTGACATACGGATTAATTGATAATTGCATTAAAAAAATGGGGTTTAAATACTATAAAAGTGATTGCCATTTTGAGATAAGTTGCAAAGAACTTTACCAATATCTAAAGCCGTTAGGATTGTGTGATAAGAAGTACATACCTACCTACTTTAAAAATCTTACAAGACCATACCTCACACGATTATTTGATGCTTTGCAAGAAGGAGATGGTTACTTAAATATAGCTGGTGGAAATCAGGTTTATCACTATACAACAACTTCAAAGAAATTAGCTGATGATGTACAAGAAATATCTTTAAAACTAGGATATGGTTCTACTGTACATAATAAAAAACCCAGACAAGGTGCTTATATAAAAGGACGTTTAGTACAATCAATACTCCCTAGCTATACAGTTACCTCTTTTGAGAAAGTTCATGTTACTCCTCATAAACGTAACTACTCAAAAGTGCCATACAAAGGCTACGTCTATTGTGCTGAAAATTCTAACGGAACTCTAGTAACTCGCAGAAATGGAAGAGTCATAACTCTAGGTAATTCAAGGGGTTGCCCATTCTCATGTGCGTACTGTGACCGCCCAGCTCTAGGAAAAGGTTTTCGTCCCCAAGGAGCTAAACGAGTTGTGGATGAGATGGAATCCCTTCAGAACCGAGGAGCCAAAGAAATCTTCTTCTATGACGATACATTCTCAGTATCAATGAAGCGTGTAGACCAAATCTGTGACGACTATATTACCCGTGGACTTAAGATTAAGTGGGATATCAGAACTCGGGTAAACGTAGTCAATGAAGAACTCTTGAAGAAAATGAAAAAGGCTGGATGTGAACGAATCCACTTTGGCGTAGAATCTGGAAATCCTAGAATTGTAAGGACAATGAATAAAGGTGTTTCGATTAAACAAGTGGAAGACGCATTCGACATCTGTAAGCGTGTTGGAATTAAGACCCTGGCCTACTTTATGATGGGAAATCCTGGAGAAACACTGGATGATGTTAAAGACACTCTAAGGCTCTCTCAACGTATTAAACCCGACTTCATGCAGATGACAATTCTATCCCCATTTCCAGCAACTAAATACTACCTAGACGCCATGAAAGAAGGAGTCTGTAAAACTGACGTTTGGAGAGACTACGCCAATAACATCAATGACGACTTTAGACCTCCTCTATGGACTCAACCTGGAGGCATCTATTCCAGGGAAGAGCTTGAATCTCATCTTAGGTGGTTTTATGGGAAGTTCTACCTTCATCCTAAATTCATCATGGACCGAATACTTGAGGTTAGAAACTTTGGTCAGTTTAAACGTTATGCAAGTGCTGGAATGGGGCTCTTGAAAATGACACTTGTTCCAGAGTCAAAGATGAGAGATTCGTGGGGACTTCGTAATAGAGAAGGTGTGGCTAACTCAAAAGCACCCGAGGCTGCGATTGCACTTAACTAGTTTAACAAATATTGCTAGGAAATTACCTAGTCCTATTTACAAACTTGCTGCACAGAGTTTCATCGACCTTGAGTTCCCCCGACACATTTTTATAGAAACGACTGCAAACTGCAACCTTTCTTGTGCTTACTGCCCAAGAGAAAAACGTAAGGAGGATATGGACTTTGAACTCTTCAGAAGCATCATTGATGAAGCAACACACTATGGCCCACGAAGCTTTTCTCTCCACTTATTCGGAGAACCACTTCTCTATCCCAAAATCTTGGAAGCAATATCGTATATCAAGAGTTCAAATAGAAGACACACTATCCTTCTCACGACGAACGGAACTTTCCTTAATAAGTTTGCACGACTTCTTGGTCAGGTTGATAGGGTCATATGGTCCTACAGAAAGAACAGCTTTAATTCAGACTCTATCAAACTCCTCAAGGAAAAAGGTCTTATCCGACTCCTCATCGAAGAAACGCCGAAAGAAGAGTTTGAAAAGTGGAGTAAGTTCCCGAGGGTTGAAATAAAACACTTACATAACTATGGAGGTCAAATTGATACAACTAAATGGGGTTTGGAGAAAGATTTGGATGATAGTGTTATTGGGAATCGTTACCCCTGTTACCACCTTTGGCTTGCTCCTGCGATTCGGTGGAATGGTGAAATAGTTGAATGTTGCAACTTGCCAAAATTAGGTGTAGATGTCTTAGGAAAATACGGAGAAACTACTATTAAAGAAGTCTGGTCAGGAAAAGGAATCTCAAACTTGAGAGAATCCCACAAGAAAGGCATTTATCCAGGAGCTTGTAATAAATGTACTTCGTGGCAGGCGTATCCAAACATATTTTTTCGCTCCCAATGTCTAGCTGCATAAACGTCTGCATCATGGACATCAATGGAATATGTATAGGGTGTAAACGTACTATTGAGGAAATATCAAATTGTGTTGGCTAGTTTTATTCCACATCCTATTCTTCTACAGCCTCTACACCAAACCTTTCCAACTAGCAACTTCAGAGCTCTTATCGACTTTCTTCCCCTCATGGATAAAACTAGGTAGAGGCGGTCGTGATACTTACTGGCTTGTGCCTAATGCTCACCCTGTTCTGGCTACTTATTATCCTATTCACCGTATTACTGCCTTTATTGGGGCTCGGCTTAACCTTGACATGGCGTTTGTTTTACTGGTGTATACGCTGCTTCTACATACTCTGTTTGCTTCTATTGGCTGGTACCTTGCTTTTCGGACTCTATTTGACCCTCTGGTGGCTGTGTTTGGTGCTATTACGGCCTCTTATATGGCTTATTCACTAAAGCAACAGCCTTGTGCTGTGTACACTATGGCATGGTTACCTTTTCTCTTGTTAGGAATACAAATACATAGTATACTATTGGCAGGAATCTCCTTTGGGATGATTCTACTAGCTGGTTATTATCCTATAGGCATCTACTCCACGCTGCTTGCGGTTTGTGCATCAGTCTGGCGGGACACCCCCCTCTTGTGGATACCTATAGGATTCGCTATTGGGCTAGTTCAGTTAGTTCCTTTTCTGCGTTATCTCCCTAAGACAATCCGAAAAGTCAAATCCACATCTGTTAAACCTGGACCCTGGGAAACCAACTTTTACATGGGTATAATCCCAATCATTTCACTTATCATTAACCCACAATGGAGGTACTTATGGATACTGGCTCCAATCGTCTTAAGTATTGTATTGAAGTCATTCTTGCCGAGAATCCATTACCGAGCATGGATAATCAGTTCTTATCTAGTTGTTTGGATGTCGCTTTCACGCCTAACCCATGGATTGATTATTCCAGTTTTAATTCTTCAAAGCCTGGACCTCTGGCTCCATAACCGAAGTTTACTCCCTACCCGTCCCTACTGTGAGCTTTACCAGCGGCCTCTTCTAGTGTTTAAATCACGTTTGGTAAAGTACTTGGAATTGCATCTGGGGACGGATAGGGTTTCAGGGCTTCCATTTCCACTCTTTACTGGACTCATTAACAACTTCAACACACTTGGCTACTGTGGAGGTATGCAACTTAAACTCATGGCTAAGTGGCGTGGAGACACAGACCCTAATGGTGCAGGAAATCATGACTACTTTCGTGGAAAGGAGGATGGAGCTCAACTTGTTACAAGCAGAGTCAAATTCGCATACACTCGCTCGGGAATTAATTGGGAAAGTACACCAATCCCACACTTATACAAGAATCCAAACTACGGTAATTAGCCTTAATCACAATAACATGGCAGTATTTACCACTTTGGGTATGGGGGCAATAGCCTCAGCGTTGGAAGAGGCGGCTCCATTTTATGCGTGTAGCGGTCAGTATCATAAGTTTTATTCTAAGACTAAGTTTAATATTGGGAGCAATGCGTTGGCATTCATTCAAGGAACGGGACTGGACCTGGTGATTAAAGTATACGATTTAGACTACGACCCTCAAGTATTACGTAACACATTCTTTAGGATATTTCATGTTAAGCAGTCAGCCTGACGTTAGTTGCGTGATTTGTCATCATACTGGCGACCTTGTACAAGGATGCCTGGAATCCCTAGTAAAATCTAAAGGTATTAAGTTCGAGATTATTGTCGTTACCTCTGACAACACTTTTAGACAAAGGATAGATGACAGAATCAAAGTCTACTTAATGGCTGGAATGCCTGCGGCTAAGAGAAATTTTGGTGTATCAGTTTCTAAAGGAGATTACATAGCCTTCTTTGACGATGACACCGAGATTGATAAGGACTGCTTGACAATTTTTAAGCAAACGCTTGACAATAACGACTGTGAGATGGTTTACGGTAAGTTATGGAATATGGAGCACCGCAATAGGTTTGATGAAGCTGGTGGATTCATGACTTGGACTGGCTTTATCTGGTCTAGGGCTGGGCAGAATGACATAGACCGAGGGCAATATGACAGCCTCCAGTACATTTTGGCGGGTAAATCAGCTTCTTGTATGGTGACTAGGAAGGCGTTTAATGAGGTGGGTGGATTTGATGAATCATTCGGTATCTTGGGCGAAGAAACTGACTTAAGCTGGAGATTGTGGCTTAAGAATTGCAAAGTGATGTTCTGTCCGCAGGCTACAGGGTGGCACGCCTTCAACACAAAATTCAAGCCACCAGAAAAATTCTACACTTCCGATAGAGTTCAATTTAACGGAACACGTAATTATCTCACGATGTTAATTAAAAATCTCGGAAGGAGTCACCTATGGATAATCCCGATTCACAGCTCAATCTGGTTTTTTGCTGGACTTGTCATGCTTATCACAGGAAAGCGACAACAGGGTTGGAACATCTGGAGAGGACTTTGGTACGTAATAAGCCATCTAAAAGAAATACTCGTCAAACGTGGGCAAATACAGACTACTAGGAGGATAAGTGAGAAGAGACTTTGGAAAACCATATATTGTGTTCCACCAAGAGGGTACGCATGGCAGCGTTTCTCCCGTTACCTTCGAATCGGGCTCCACGGTTGATTATTCCCCATGGCAGGATATGTACCGAAAGGACAAATATGCCCGTGACCGAGTCATGCTTTCCGCAAGACTTCTCTTGCCCTACCTCAAAGACAACGACCTAGTCCTAGACGTAGGCTGCTTCACGCAAGAAGCAAAGAAGTATTATCCTTCATGGATAAAGTATCACGGTATTGACCAGAAGAAGTTTCATCACATGACGCAGGAGGTTGATTTAAACCATGGATTTGAGCCGATACCATGCCAAGCGGCGTTGTGCCTGGAAACTCTGGAACACCTACTAGACCCTTTAGATACTTTAGAATCAATAGAGAAGTCTCTCTGTCCTGGTGGATACTTAGTAGTATCGTTACCAAACGAGAATACACTGTTCCATAGAATTCGGGCTTTATTCGGCACGGCAGACGCTGAGTGTTTTTCTGGAGAAGGCAAACACTTACACCTTCCTTCCTTACGACAATCCAGACTTTTCCTATCTGGTAGATTCCAGATTTTGAAGGAAGTCTACTACATTTCTCCATCAGGGTGTGGAAGTCGTCAAAGTTGGTTCGGGAGAGTTTTACAATTATTTCCAGACGGGGTACATCAGTATCTCGCAGATAAGCTTCCATCACTTTTTGCACGAGGGTTTATTTTTCTGTTGAAGAAGCATTCTTAGAATATTCAGAAAATCTTTCTGCTTCTAATATTGGCAAATTACCTTCAGTAGGAACATAAACAACCTGCATTTGGTTAGTTTGCATACCTTGTATCCAAAGGTATCTTAAATAGCTCTCATTTTCCTTTAAACTTGCTCCTATGATTTTGTTTGCCTCAGAAACACCTTTGGCTCTTTCAACTTCTGCCAAAGCTAATGATTTCGATGCCTCTAATTTTGCCATAGCCTCTTTAATTGAAATCTGTCTATTCCATTCAGCTTGTTTCAACTCTGCTTCTCCAGCCAATCCTTTTTGCCATACATTGTACACTGGGGCTATATAAGATAAAGAACCTACTGAAATTAAAAATATTATTAAAAAAGTAATTAAAGACTTAGGTTTAATTCCAAATTCCTCAAGTAAGCTCATTAGTTTATCTCCTTTGGTTTATTTTTTTACTTCAACGAAGTGCCAGTTGACCTTATCCGACTTCTTGACTGTAGAATTTGCGTTGTAGTGCCGAGTATCCCCATTCACTGAAACTTCCCAGTAAGACTTATCATCACCACACTTGTCGTCTATGCACTTCACCTCAAACGGATACCAGCACACAAATCCTTGAGTAACCTTGTGATTTCTCTGGAGCAATTTTAATGGTGTGATTCTTGATATCTGAGCTTGTGGATTAGGTAGTGTTGTGTGATACACAGGTTGAAACAATAATGCCATAATCGCCTCTATCATACTTTCTCCTTATATATCCACACTTGATAATCACCAGTCATTGTAAACATACGGCTAGACTTAAACCTTGCTAATCTAGCGGCTCTTTGGAGAGAGATAGCTTGGTTCATGGTAGGAAGCACAACAGAACCCCCACTGTCAATCCTAGCAACTAACCTTAGCCACTTGCCCTTACCTTCCAAGGGCTTTTCGGATGGAGCAAGAACTTTAACCTTATCTAGATTTATCATTTTTGACTCCATTGTAACGTAAATCGCAGAGATGTTTTATTTTAGACGATAGAAGCCTGACCTTAGACACCATATTCATGTACTGTTTTTGAGCATTCTTTATTTCTTTATCCAATTTAGACTGATTCATCTAAACATTTTCCTCACACGTAACAGTTGCTGGAATTCCATAACCAGAGTAAATAACATTTGCTATTAAATTATCTTCACATTCAAAATCATTTATATCTATTTTTCTATTTCCTACAATTACCCATATTTTTGTTGGGTAAGAAGTTATAAAATCATAATCATTTTTAACCCGATACATTTTTTTAGGAATTCTACTTTTGTTTGAACTAGCCATAGAAGATGAATCATTATCATTTGAAATTACAACAGGAAAACAAAATGAACAATTTTGATACATAAACAATGACACAATAGTACTAATAACTATTTTTTTAACCATAATTTCCTCATTTTCTCCTCCAAGATTAAACGTCCTCCACGAGCCATGTAGGTTACATCTTGCCATTTTCTGATGTCCTTAATCTTGTGATACCAAAACTCTGGACTTCTGTACGCATCATAAATCATAGGAATATACTTGTGTCCGTGAGAGTTGGGGTCTGGGGCTGTCCTGGGAGGACTGTAAACTGAGGCTTGGGCGGTTTTGGCGTAGCCTTTCTTTAGAAGATGATGAACCAGTCGGACTGTGTTCATGGAGTCTTCATGATTTTCCCACTCGTATCCAAACATACTGGTCAAATGGACCTCAAGCCCTGCATCAGCCATGGCCTTAATATTCTCTATGACTTTCTCGGATTCTTGACCTTTTTTAATCCTGTCTATAGTCTTCTGATTAGCAGACTCAACACCGACCAAAATAAACCGAAATCCAGCCTCTTTCATAAGCTTGAAAGGCACGACTTTCTCTGCGATTGGTTTCATGTTGCAGCCGAGGACTATTTTTTTGTTACGACCTTTTTCCAGCATACGCTTACAAAAAGTATTAAGCCAATCACCAATAGGAAAAGTCCCAGAGTCATCGAACACCTCACGAAATCCAAGACTTGTAAGATTGTCGATTTCTTCAATACAATGCTCAACACTTCTGAGTCCACGTTTTTCTCCTTGTTGTAGTTTTAATGTGTCCACGCAAAAAGTGCACTTTCCCCACCAGCAAAGATTACTTGCCATCATGTGAGTCGCTGGATGGAGCTTGTAGTTCCCATACGACTGCCACCTTTTATTCTTAGCATCTGTAAAAACTCGGTCTGGGTAAGGAAGCTTCTCGAATGGGATATCTATTTGGAAGTCATCGTATATTTCTTTGTCAATTTTTTCTCTGACCAAAAACGGGTCATCCCATAATCCACCCGAAGGAACTCTTTCTACCCTCATTATAGGCTTGTCCCATAAAACCTCATGCCCCTCATTCCTCAAATAAGTGGCGTAGGCAGCCATGTGAGCAGGGTACACCCACACAGCTTTTTCAAACTGCCGTTGTTGATTCCATGGATTAAGAGGAAATAGATATCTCATTTATTACCTTCTCAAGTTTAGATGCAAGTTTCCTACACGATTCCAAAAAGTCCTTTTCTGAGTTTTCTCCAACGATGTCAGAGACTATCTTTAATACCTCATACTTTATATTAAGCCTTAGGCAGGCATCTACGAAAGCATAGGACTCCATATCAGTAACTGCTTTGTCGAAATCAAAAGTGTAAGGATTTGTTTTAAGGAAACTATCTTGGCTAATAATTGCACATGATAGCCGACCTGTTTGTAAAAGTTGATGTGGGTATTCTTCCAGAGGACTCACATCGTAATCTCCCTCAACAAATAGACAAGGTTTGACGACTTCTCCTATCTCTACACCTTTCAAACCTCCACAGAAACCAGAAAGCACAATCTTGTCATAGCCTTCCTTTGCCAACTCGTAAATCTTATGAATCACATTAATCTTCCCCATTCCAGAAACATGATGAGGCACACTTAAAAACTCCGACTCAAACTTAGACGGAATTATTATAGCGATAGACTGATTTGACATTGTATCCTTCAAGTTTTTTACGACCCTCTAAGTACTCAAGTTCTATTAGGAAAACTATAGCCTTGACTTTCCCTCCACACTTCTCAATCAATTTAACTGAGGCTAAGGCTGTGCCACCTGTTGCCAGGACATCATCTATTAGGATTACCTTCTCTCCAGAGGCTATAGAGTCTTTATGAATCTCAAGCACCTCACGACTGTACTCTCCGTCACACATTTCCCTGTGACACTCCCTGGGCAACTTTCCAACTTTACGAATTGGTACGAATCCAGCGATTAAGTCCACAGCTACCAGGGGAGCTAACATAAACCCTCTAGACTCAATGCCCACTACTTTGTCTATGCCCTCAAACTCCCTACAAAGCTCATCGAGGTCTTGGGACATTTTGTATAACGCCATCTTATCTTGAAGGATAGGTGTGATGTCTCTAAACAATATGCCTGGTTTTGGGAAATCTTTTACTTCTAAAATCACTTCCCCTCCCTCCATTGATTGAATTTGGTTAGGGCTTCTTCAGCAATAACCCAAACATTGGGAAGCGATTGCTTGGGACTCCAATCTTTTATCTTCTCCAACGCCTCCGCCATTTCGGAGAGGAGGGCTGTGATAGATTCATTCTCCATCTTTAACTTAGCCGTGCAAGATTTCCAGGTAGCCTCTCCATTCTTCAACTCCTCAACTTGTTTCTCAAGAGCCTGGATTTTTTCTTGGTCGGGGGTCATTTAATACATCTTCCAAATAAATAAAAACCAACAAATATACTAGCCAATATAAGGCCATGTACTATACCGATTTGATACGGAGACAATATTGGGTCACTCATTTATTTAACTCCTCTTTGGCTCTTGGCGGTTCGATTATTTCTACCTGATGTTTAGATTTGTGGAAACGGTAATTTTTACAATTATAACCATGACATTCAGGACACCAATAATTTACAATTCTTTCATCATTTCTCATTTACTTGACCTCTGGCGATGGATAGGGCAAGCACTACTACCGTCCATAGCTTTATGACCAACAGCTTTGAAGCAACACTTTGACTTCAACAACTTCTCAACCTCTTTTTGATGGGCGGTGTCTTTGGCGTTTAAAGCCTTTGCGATAAGAATCAGAACCTGTGGAATCCCTCTATGCGAATCTTTCAGAATTTGATTAGCTA